TGTATCTTTTGCCTTGGTACTCGTGGTGGGAAAATGAACAGATAATGCAACAGTGGCCTCATTTCCATAGAGGAACTTTCAGAATACACGACATAATGCAACAGATCAAGCCGCAACATCTAATCAAAGTGGATGATGGATTGAATGATCGAATAGTGAACTTTGCCAGGAAACATAGGTTACTGTGTTTTGGCAACATACCGTATGAGAGACACATCAGACACAGAAGAGAAGACATTAGGAAACTAGAAAAAGTAGGCCAACAGCAGTTGGAACAATGGCTACGCAGAAATCCAGACTGGCAAAAGAAACTGGATGACTATCTCGAGCCCGATCTACAGTACTGGGACAAAGTTAAAGGCCAGGACTGATGTATTCGTTTGCTATACAAACTCTTGTGGATATCACTGAAAACGGAAATCTAAAGAAAGCCTTCCCCTTCAAGACCAAATCCGGAGATCTTGTACACGATGCTCACAGTCTCGAAATAGCAAAAAATCAAAACAACAATTTTACAACACTGATGCAGTTGCTTCAGATTAGAGGTAACATAACCTGGGAAGACACTGTGATCAAACAAGAAAAAATTTTGACACAGGAGAATACGTTTGGAAACCATTATGATGGAAAACACAATGTTTGGACCTTTGTTTGGCACACAGAACAACAGGATGTGTACAGAGATGGCACCAACGAAGTTGGGCAACTAGACAATGATTTTGATAATGTGCCCATAATCAACTTCTGTAAAGAAACGGCCACCTTTCCCAGTGCGGCATTTTTGACAACTGACACAAGATTCAAAAACACAGTCTTTAACTATCTAGGCGTACAAAATAAATAATAATGTCAATCAAGGCAAAACTCAGGCTCATAAAGGCATCAACTAATTCCCAGTAAGAATTGACCGAAAGTAAATTATGAGCACTACAGAACTAGAAAAACAAAATTTAGAAGCACACGTGGACCTATGTGCCGAAAGGTACAAGGGCTTACACGACAGGCTGTCTGCGATCGAAACAACTCTTAACAGAATGAACAACGATCTAATGGTTAATCACAAGAGCACTGGTAAAACTCTTATCATGACAGCAGGAACAGTGGTAGCAGGTTTGCTGTCCACGATAGTAGTGATTCTAATGAAAATGTAATCCAACAAAAAAACTTTATGTTTGCTAAAATTTCTCGTCACGCACGAATCTATGTGAATGAAAAACAAATAGACTTCCTGGCCAGGCACCAAGGACTGTGGCCTATGTTGCAGTCTAAGTTTGAGATAAATGACATTGAAACGGCAAAGATACTTTCAGACAAAGGAATATTGGTAAGGAAAAAACTTGACCACGACACCTTATATAATTTAAATAGGTATGTAAAGTTTGAAAATGGAAAAAACAAAAGAAATACTTAATCAGATCAAGGCATATAATCTCAAGGCCAAACTTGAGAATCTAGCGAAAAAAGACGAGCAGAAAAGACCTTTCAAACATTTACCAAAACAATTCTCTAAAGGAATCTTGATCGGCAACATAGCCATAGTGCCAAAGAAAAGTTATGATTCTAGATACGAGTACGTGATCGCAGACATGGTAAATGCCCAGATTCTTTATCAGGGAATAAGCCTCAAACAGACCGCCATCATGATAGCACACTACTTGGCGGATGGCAAAAATGTGCCACAGCACATTCTTAAAGCCGACGAACATTTCAATAGCAAGATTTTTGAAATAAAGAATTTCAAAAGGCTTTTACGAATGGCCGAGAAAGAAAACAACGAACACCAGATTTTTGTGTATGAGAACAAAATTATAGAGACAAACCGCCTTGCTGACTACTTAAAGCACAGAATACAGGACGAATTTGACACGGTGTTCAGAACCAACTCAAATAAATAAAAGCATATGCACAGCCAAGAATTTACAAAACCTGTCACAACTGAGAGTTTGGTCAAAGAATTTGAAACAAGGTTTGGACAAACACTAAATCTTGAGGGACTCGCCAAGGAAGAACTCGAAGACATGGCCAACAAGATCAGAACAAAAATTCATACCATAACAGACAACACACACTTTGGGCAGGAATTGACAAACTCACAGTATCAGAAATCACAGGCAATGTTGGATGTGGTTAACCAGGCCATTAAAGAGTACGGTGGAGATATTACAATGCCTGACGCAAAAACTAAAGAATTAATTAAAAAAATTGAGAGAAACCCTACTCTCAAAGATTTAGAAAAGAAAGCAGTGATCGGAGACCTAATGAGCAAAGAAGATGTAAACGAAGGCGTAGAGCAACAATCAGAATTAATACTTGCCGCAAAAGACATGATGGACAAGGTTACAGGTTACCTAGAAGACCTAGCATCAATGAAGACAGAAGGAATGCTGGAACTGGCAGACAGAATTAGAGACGAGATGGGAGCAGACAAGGCAGATGCTTTCACACAAAAAATTGAACCAGCAATCAACAGTGCTGAACAGGCATTGACACAAACAAGAAAAGAATTAGAATCAGGCGTGGCCATCTTGACAGGTGAAGAAACAGCGACAGACCCAATGGGAGAACCTGATATGGACACAGACTTAAATCTAGAACCAGACACAATGAACACCGACACAGATTCCGATGAGTTTGGTGCCGCAGACGCAGAAGCAGGTGGTACAGAACCAGAAGGCAGAGATCAGAGAGAATCAAGGGAAGTGTTCGAAACAACTTCAAGAATTTTTTCTAAACTCGCAGGGAGATAATCCTGTGAGATTTTTTGAATTCCAAGATTCCAACAACAAAGAACTTGAATCGGTGGTTGTCAATACCTTGAACAATCTTAGAGGCGAGGCCGATGAAGAGGGTGAAACTAGTGAAATAAGTTTTCCGGCTCTTCAGCAGATAATCCAGAACACAGGCTATTCCATGTTTAACTACGAGTTGTTCAAACAGATGTATGACGATTCGGAAACCTTGAAAAGCGTGGTTGACGATTTCAACAACGAAAAAATTATTCTAAAGACAGATAAAGAAACAGAAAAAGATCCAGAAATGAACATCGACGATCAGGGATCAACAGACGTGGTCAAAAAAATGGCCAAATCAGCACTTAAGAAGAGAACATAAAATTCACATACATAACTGTATGAAATTCAACTATAAACTTTACAGACTAAATTCGTTGAGAAATGGTTTCATGACCAATGATAAACTTTATGGTAAACCCTTGATCATAGTTGCCTGTGCCAGCCAGAGCAAGGACATAGAAAAAATACACACCTATAAAAAATACAATGACAGCCACAATATTCTCATCCAGCCCTGTGACATCAATTTCGACGAACCCGGTGACGATTACGAAATCTATCATTACTACGAAAATATGTTGAACGTTGAATTTCCCATATGTGAAAAAATAGAGTTTGAACATAGGTTTTTTCAGGACTTTGGAAAACCCAAAGAAAATTTTACAAATTATTTGTTTGACAAAAAATTAGTGTTCCAAAAAAAATTCACAGGAGAGTTAGATGAGTAAAGTCTTTTGCGACAAACCCTGGAACCATAACTACATCCACACCAACGGCAAAGTAAGACTCTGCTGTACCACGATCCAAAACATCCACAAGGATGACAAATACAAACAGTTTGACATGAACAATGACAGTCTGCATTCATACTGGAACAGTGACAGGATGAAGGAAATAAGAAAAAACATGATCAACGGAAAGCCCACAAAAGATTGCCAGAGATGTTACGAGCAAGAATCTAATGGTGTGCAGTCTCTTAGAAGTACATTCGGCATGGAAAAATTTATTAAACAGACTGCTCCAGATGGAACTTATCACGGTGTAGCAGACACGATGCAGATACAAATGGGTAACATTTGTAATTTGAAATGCAAGATGTGTAGCCAGATGTACAGCCACCTTAATGGATTGGAACTGGCCGATATGGGTAAAAATGATCCAGATTTTTTATTGTGGGTCAAAGAACAAGGTGCCGTGGTCAATAATTGGACCAACGAACTTGGCAAAAAAGAGGAATGGTACAAAAACGAAACAACAAAAAAAGAACTGTTTGAACACATCAGCAAGAACGTTACTGAATTAAGCATAATAGGTGGAGAACCAACACTTATTCCGGAGTTTTATGAATTGTTTGAAAAATGCTACAGCGATGACACATTGAAAGACAAAAATATAACCATAGTGTCAAACCTCACAGTAATCAATCCAAAAATGATGAAATGGTTACCTAAAATTAAACACTGGAGAATCTGGGCCAGTGTGGATGGAGTCAAAGAACGTACTGAATATATTAGATATCCTAGCCGTTGGCCAACAATAATAAAAAATTTAAATTTCTATAAAGACCAACTGGAACATGGCAATGGAAAAATTACGCTGAGTCCGGCAATACAACTTTTGAACATAGATCAACTTGATGATATCATCAAATGGTGGAAGGATTTCGCAGGTGGTGAAATGAATTACAAATTTGACTTTACCTGGTTAGCGACTGTATGGTATCCAAAAATATGCAACTTTGACATAGCACCACAAGAATGGAAAGACAAAGTGGCAGACAAATTAGAGAAGTTTGATCATGACGATCCTTTCTATCAAAATATGATTAAAAATTTAAGAAGCAACACAATGGATAACAAAGAAAAGACAGGTTATATAAAGAGTTTTATGAGGTACAATGATGCCCAGGATAAATTCAGAAACCTCGATAAGACGTGGAGGAAGTTGTTACCTGACCTAGAACAGGCAATGATTGACCATATTTCCAAACACTAGTATAATATGACAATGAAAATTAATAAAGACATCCTTGAACAAAGAGGTATTGTGTTCAACGATAAGTTTGATTACCGAGAGTTGAGTCGTGTAACAAAAAACAAAAAAAGGCATTACGAAACACCAGACGGAAGACAGGTGCCCAGCGTGACCACCGTGCTCAGTGCCACCAAGGATATGACTCACTTGATGGAATGGCGTAAGAGAATTGGAGAAGCCAAGGCACAACAAATAGCCACGGAAAGCGCCAACATAGGAACCGTGATGCACCGTAGCCTGGAGAAGCACGTCAAGGGCGAGGACAGGACGCCGGGATCTAATTTAATACAGCAGAAGGCACACAAGATGGCCAACGTCATAATAGACAACGGACTAAACGACGTGACAGAAGTATGGGGATCAGAAATTTCTTTGTACTATCCAGAACTGTATGCTGGAACGACGGATCTTGTAGGAGTTTATAAAGGATCACCGGCCATAATGGATTTCAAACAGGCTCGTAAATTAAAGAAAAAAGAATGGGTAGAAGATTACTTCTTACAATTAGTAGCCTATGCAGAGGCCCATAACAAGATGTACAACACAGACATCAAGACCGGACGTATCTTTATATGCACACAGAACAACGAGTACCAAACGTTCGAAATAGACGATTATAATAAATGGACAGGTAAGTGGTACGCTAAATTGGAACAATACTACAAGTCCATCCTGTAATAAATAACAACAATATGCCAGTAGTTCAGATAAGTCGTATTCAACATAGACGTGGAAAATCCACAGACCTGCCTCAATTAGCGGCGGGAGAACTGGGTTGGGTAATAGACGACCAAAGATTATACATCGGAAACGGAACTGTGGCCGACGGTGCTCCTGCTGTTGGTAACACCGAGATAATGACTGCTGGATCAAGCAGTTTTACTACAGCATTAAGTTATTTGTATAAAGGTTACCTAGGTGATTCAACTCCTATAGTAACAGGTGCCTCTGGCGATTTTACGAGAACACTGCAACAAAGATTAGATGATTATGTATCTGTCAAATCTTTTGGCGCGGTGGGAGATGGATCTACAGATGACACATCAGCAATTCAAAGAGCAATCGATGAACTCTATTCGGACACAGACGAAGCAGACACGAGATCACACAGAATATTATTTTTTCCGGGTGGAACATACAAGGTGTCTTCGTCTATTACAATACCTAGATTTTCTCATATAGTAGGCGAAGGTCCTGACAGCACAATCATTTATCAAACAGGCGGAAATGCACCTGTCATGGTTACAGAAGATTTAAGTGGAAATACATTTGGTGGTATTTTGAATGCTAGTTTCCCTACCAACATACAAGTATCTAACCTTACATTGAAAAACGGTGAGGCTTATGGTGGTATCTCTATAGACAACGCAACAAAAATGTTTTTCAATAATGTCAAGTTTCAAGGAACATATGCCGCAGGAGGCAGTGACAACTCTAACTCTAAAGCAGTCACAGTAAGATCAACAACGGCACTCACTTGTTCTAATATTGTATTTGAACAATGCCAATTTACAAAATTTGCCAGATTGGTAGATTTCAGTTATGACAGCACCTCCATCAAATTTAACAACTGTGATTTTGACACGGCCTATTACGGTGTGCTAATTGGAGAATCTGTTGATGGATCAACTGCTGGTTTAACTATAGGTCCCAAAGATGTAAAAATTTTGAATAGCCAATTTGCCAACATTTACCTTAACGCTATCAAGGTTGACGCATCTGCCACAGGTGCCAATGCTGGCGTGGGCGAAATAAGAAACATTGTAAGTTTCAATAATTTCTTTGCCAGAACAGTTGGAACAAGAAATGATGGTGTGAACACAATCAATGAAGTACCTATTATTCAATTTAATGCCGACGAGTGTGTGAGCGAACTTGATTATTTTGATATCAGCCAGAGACGTTCAACTAGTTTGAATCCTGTACCGGAAGTGCAGGGAATCGGTATATCAACAAAGCAGATAAAAGAAATCACTTTAGCAGACAATCAATCGGCCACCACCACTGGAATTCGTTTACCTGCATTGGCTGGTAAAAAAATCACAGTCAATTATAAAATAGAAAGAGACACTGCTTTCAGAGTAGGTACTCTGACCATTAATGCTTCTACATCTGCTGTGACATACAATGACGACTATGAAGAAAATTCAGATGCCGGCGTGACGCTAACAGCAGAACTCGACAATCTTGATTCCACATCGGGCAATGAAACAGTAATAGTCAAATACGCCACTACCAGCACAGGAACCTCTGCCACTATGGATCACCAAGTGGCCGAAATGGTATAATTATTTTTAATGACATTGTTAATAAATGGTTGCAGTTTCGCAGAAGTATGGCCTGTTTCTAATCAGTTCGCTTCCACACTAGGTTGTTCGCACATAAAAAACCTAGGAAAGAGAGGCACAAGTTTTTCGAGAACAATAAGAACAACGATCGAATGGGTGGCACAAAATGGAAACCCTACCATGGTAGTGATACCGATTACTCTGTCACACCGATCAGAACTGTCTATTGCCAAAAAAGATAACGAGTTGGAAGGCACCTGGTTTCCTATACAGAGAAAAGAACTCATAGACGATACGCAGATAAACGAAATAGTAAATCCCGCAATGGTGAAAAACTACATAGACAATTACTACGGAATCATACCAGACATAAGAACACACTGGGATTTAATTTTCACACAAATCATATCGCTTTGTAGTTTCCTAGATTCAAAAAAAATAAAGTACCTGATGTTTGATATGTGTAACGACTTCAAAAAAAGTCACATAGAAAATTTTAAATCATTCTCAAAAATAAAATTTATCGAATCTAACCAAAACATCATAGATATTTTTTCCTTTTGTGGTAATAGGTATATGTGGAATACCATGAATGAATCAGCCAAGTCAAAAACAAACGAGTTGCTACACCATCACGACGCAGAGCAATACAAATGTTTGGAACAAAAACTGCTAGATTATATCGACAGTTGTAACAAAAAATAATCTACGTAGATTAAAAAAAACTAGACAATCATAAATTGTGATTCTATAATAAACTTATTAAACAAAAAATAGTAATTTATTATGGTAAAAACAGTTTCATCCTTGGATACAAAAAATCAACTAAATACTGACATTCTTAACAAGAAATCAAATGCCAATATTAATAGACAAGAAATAAAAATAATGACAAACACCAATACATCCACAATCAAAGTTCAAAAAAGAAACGGCAAGACTGAAGACCTAGACATCAACAAAATACATTTCGTAGTTGAAGAAGCCTGCGAAGGCTTGTCGGGAGTCAGTTCCTCACAGATAGAAATAAATGCCAACCTTCAATTCTATGATGGAATAACTTCCAAGGACATACAGAACGTTCTTGTTAGGTCAGCAAATGATTTGACCACTCTAGACAATCCAAATTATCAATATGCCGCGGCGAGATTACTTTTATATGATGTAAGGAAGGAAGCACACGGACAGTATGAATATCTTCCGTTGTTGAAATTGATATTAAGAAACATACGACTTGGAGTCTATGACAAAGGCATTGTTGAGAAATACACAAAGACAGAAATAAAGAAAATGAATACCTGGATCAAGAGAGAAAGAGATCTAGATTTTGCCTATGCAGGATTGAGACAGGTGGTAGACAAATATCTTGTGCAGGATAGATCATCAGGCACATTGTATGAAACGCCACAGGATATGTATATGCTTATCTCTGCCACACTCTTTTCTGAATATCCAAAAAGCAAAAGGATGAGTTATGTTAAAAAATATTATGATGCGATTTCAACTTTCAAAATTAATATCCCAACTCCGGTCATGGCCGGTGTACGTACGCCTATCAGACAGTTTGCAAGTTGTGTACTCGTCGATAGTGATGACACTCTTCCTAGCATTTTCTCTACTGACATGGCTATTGGTCTTTACGTGGCTCGTAGGGCTGGTATTGGTATCAACGCTGGCCGAATTCGTGGCATCAACGCTAAGATACGTGGTGGCGAAGTTCAACACACTGGTGTCGTTCCGTTCCTAAAGAAATTCGAATCAACCGTGAGATGTTGCACACAGAATGGAGTGAGGGGTGGATCAGCAACTGTTCACTTTCCTATATGGCACCAAGAGATTGAAGACATACTTGTATTGAAAAACAACAAAGGCACAGAAGACAACAGAGTTAGAAAACTTGACTATTCTATACAGTTGAGCAAACTTTTTTATGAAAGGTTTATAAACGATGAAGAAATTACTTTATTCAGTCCGCATGATGCTCCGGGCCTATATGAGGCATTTGGTACTGAGTCATTCGATGATCTATACAAAAAATACGAAAAAGACAAAAAAATACAAAGCAAAAAAATCTCGGCACAGGAATTAATTTTTGATTTGTTGAAAGAAAGAGCAGAGACGGGTCGTATCTATATTATGAACATCGACCATGCCAATTCTCACTCAAGTTTCAAAGACAAAGTTAATATGTCAAACCTTTGCCAAGAAATAACTTTGCCTACTACCCCGATACAACACATCGATGATGACAAAGGTGAAATAGCTCTCTGTATTTTAAGTGCCATAAACGTTGGTGCTTTGAACAATTTAGAAGAGCTCGAAAACCTATGTGACCTGGCTGTTAGAGCACTAGAGGAAATAATAGAATATCAAGAATATCCAGTCAAGGCGGCAGAAGTTTCTACAAAAGCAAGAAGAAGTTTGGGTATTGGATACATAGGATTAGCACACTACCTTGCAAAATTAGGAGTGAAATATGACGAAAGAGATGCTTGGGACGCCGTTGATAGACTGTCAGAAGCGTTCCAGTTTAATTTACTGAAAGCGTCGAACAAACTGGCAGAAGAAAAAGGTGCCTGTGAAGGTTTCTCACACACAAAATATGCCGATGGTCTACTACCAATAGATCACTACAAAAAAGATGTAGACAAAATTATTCCACACAAACAAAGATATGCCTGGGAAAGTCTGCGAAAAGACATTGCCAAGCATGGACTTAGACATTCAACATTGTCAGCACAGATGCCATCAGAAAGTTCTTCCGTTGTTAGTAACGAAACGAACGGCATAGAACCACCAAGAGCATTATTATCAATTAAGAAATCTAAAAAAGGTCCACTCAAACAGATAGTGCCAGGCTATCCTAAACTTAAAAATGCCTACACACTGCTTTGGGATATGCCCAGCAACGAAGGTTATATAAATGTTGTGGCAATGATGCAGAAATATTTTGATCAAGCCATATCTGGTAACTGGAGTTATAATCCTCTCAATTACGAAAACAACGAAGTTCCGTTGTCTGTAATGGCACAAGATTTTTTAAATTCATATAAGTATGGTTGGAAGACATCGTACTACCAAAACACTTATGATTTCAAAGGCGACGAAGAAGAAGACAGACAGCCAAGCGGAATCGAGACCACTTTAAGTCAGCAAGGGGAAGACGTTGAATTGTCTCAAGGTGTAAATGGAGTAAACGGAGTAAACGGGAGCGTCCAATCGGAAGAAGTACTTGATGCTGATGATTGTGATGCTTGTAAAATTTAAGTATGACAAAAACAGTTTTTAATAGAAACAATGTGAACTGGAGCAAAGAACCGATGTTCTTTGGAGAAGACCAGAACGTTCAAAGATACGATGTATTCAAATATCCACAGTTTGACAAGTTGAATCAAACCATGCTGGGTTACTTCTGGAGACCAGAAGAAGTTTCATTACAAAAAGACAGAGCAGATTATCAAGGATTCAGACCAGAACAGAAACACATATTCACAAGTAACTTGAAGTACCAGACACTATTAGATTCAGTACAGGGCAGAGGACCTTGTCTATCGTTCTTGCCATACTGTAGTAATCCAGAGTTGGAAGGTTGTATTGTTACTTGGGACTTCTTCGAAACCATACACTCAAGAGCATACACACACATCATGAAGAATGTGTATTCGGACCCGTCAGAAGTGTTTGACACAATCCTAAATGATGAAGAGATTTTAAAACGTGCTGTGTCTGTGACAGAAAACTACGATAAATTCTCACAACTGGCACAGGATTATTTTGTTAAAGGCAAAGGCGACATTGCAGAAGTCAAGAAACAATTATACCTGGCAATGGTGAATGTGAATCTACTCGAAGGACTTAGGTTCTATGTTTCATTCGCTTGTACTTTCGCTTTTGGCGAACTTAAACTAATGGAAGGATCAGCAAAGATTCTGTCGCTGATCGCCAGAGATGAAGCAACACATTTAAATCTTTCAACACACGTGATAAAAGCCTGGCAAAAAGGTGATGACAAAGAAATGACCAAAGTAATGAAAGGGTTAGACAAAACCGTTATTGAAATGTTCAAAAAATGTGTGGAAGAAGAAAAAGCGTGGGCAAAACATCTATTCAAAGATGGAAGCATCATCGGATTAAACGAAAGATTATTAGGACAATATGTTGAACATATTGCCAATAAAAGATTAAAGGCATTAGGATTTGATCAGGTTTTCGAAACGTCGGCCACACAAAATCCACTACCGTGGACACAACACTGGCTGTCAAGCAAAGGTATGCAGGTGGCTCCGCAGGAGACCGAGGTTGAGAGTTATATCGTTGGTGGTATAAAACAAGACGTCAAAAAAGATTCTTTTAAGAAATTTTCTCTTTAATATTATATACGCGGTTTATTACAATCCATAAATATTGGTATGACAAGACCAATTGCCAGACGAGGCGACAGAGAAGCCGTACACTGTTCTAGACCTTACAGGAAAGGGCACTTTAGATCGGTTTTTTCAAACGGTATTCCTGTATCTGGACACGGACACGCTAACACCGTGCACCTATTACCTTGTAAATGTCCACCCTGTTGTTGTCCACACACCGCTACACTCAAGGCCACAACAAGGTCTGTATTTGCAGAGGGAATCAGAGTGGGTAGGGTAGGTGACCCAACGTGTACATCCGTCGTTCAAGGTTCACCAAATGTGTTTGTAGGAGGTTAGAATGGCTGTCAATCAAGGACTAAAAAATTTAACGACCAACTCTCCAAGTTTTTCAAATCAAGGAACGCAAAATTTAATCAACGCCATCACAGCAGAATTTGTCTTAAAAACAAAAACACTGGCAACCAAAATAGATGCCAGCGATGTGCTGACTAACAGCAACAAATCCGACATCAGAGATTCGATGGATGTGCAGAGTTACCTCGATGTGGGAAGATACCTTGTGGACCTGGACAACCACACTGCCAAGATTTTGACCGGAGTTCTCGGAGAACAGGATCCCAATGACGACACACCCAACACAGGAACTTTCCTGGATCATCTACAACAGGTGCAAAGTTTTGTGACCTCTATTCCAACACTTTACGGATACTCCGCAGACTCAATCAACAAAGGAATAACTGGACACTTTGGCACACTTTCGGGAAGCATCGACTCTTTTCTCAACAATGTCAAAACAGCGTCTGATCTAATCGAAAACACTGGCTCAACACAATTAAGCGAGTACAAAAACTCAGTGCAGGCACTCAGCGACTTTATAGACACATTGGGTGATAGTTCTGCTTTTGATGAAAGCACATTCAATTCGCTGTTGAGCAACATTGAAACTAGAGCAAACAATCTTAATAGTGTACTGGCAGGCGGAGGCACGGTCAATCAAAGGCTACAATTGATCGAAGCCCGATCCAAAGTCACTGAACAAATTACTTTGGAAACTACAAATTTAGGAACAATCAGGACCTACGACGACAGTTTGGCTGATCAATACAGATACCTTAACTTCAACGAAAATTCTGATATTAGATCACTGTTAGTCAGAGCCAGTCAAAATTCAACTTGGAAAGAATATTTTGAAAACTATGAAACTAGAGCCAAAAATGACAATCCGATATACAACAATGCTCAATCAGACAGTTCAGAAGAAGAAGTTATAAACACAGTGTTAAGGTTACGAGGTCTTCCAGATGTAACCGATTATGTTGACATAGAATCTGTTGCTCGTAAGGCTGTGAGAGATACACGATTGAGTACGAAACTAGGAAACGCCAGGAAAACGGTAACAAAAATTATTGACGAGGCCTGCACACTGCTCAATATCAGCACTGACAACAAGGATGTATATGCCCGTTCAAAAAGTCTATTAGATAATATGAATAATTTTGACAGGGAAACTGTCAAGGCAGAACTTAACCTGCATAACCAAGTTAATACTCTAAGTTAAATCTTTTGTTGCTCACTTGATACCGTGTCTCTTCGCGTGTTTCACTCTTCCTTTTTTGACGCCCATATAGTATTCTCCAGGCTCGTAGTCCCAGACTTTACCATGGTGTCCTCTTACATCTGCATAAAACATTCTCAGTTT